GACAAGTCTTATAATATACATATTAAAAAAAACAACGAGGTATTGCCATGGAAAAAGTTTAATACTAACATGGCTATATCCGTTGAATATGACTTAGAGTATTAATGAAAAGTATGTTTGATTTCATCATACAACCACTAGGTGAGGAGTATGATAATGAAGTTAAAGTCGGAGACAAGTCTTTGATTATTAATACTAAAATAGAAAGTTACAAATCAGTTAACAATCTAGCTATTGTTATTGAAACACCAAAAGCTTTTAAAACTCCTATTAAAAAAGGAGATACAGTAGTTATACATCATAATGTGTTTAGAACATTTTATGATATGAAAGGTGTTAGAAAGAAAAGTAGATCTCATTTTAAAGATAATCTATATTTTCTAGCTATAGATCAAGTCTACTTATACAAAAGAGACAAACAGTGGAAGTCATTTGGAGACAGATGTTTTGTAATGCCACTTAAAGATGATAATGATTTAACGCTTGATAAAGAAAGAAAGCTTATTGGTATATTAAAAATAGGTAATAGTTCATTAGAAGCGCTTAAAATAAGTCCTGGAGACCTTGTAGGTTATACACCTAACGGTGAATGGGACTTTTTAGTAGACGGTCAACGTCTTTATTGTATGAAATCTAATGATATTGTTATAAAGTATGAACACAAAGGAAACGAAGAAGAATATAATCCAAGCTGGGCATGTAGCAGTTGAGGAACTTATTAAAGTTGCTAAAGAAGCTATCATAGATTCAAGCGATGATATTTCAGCTGACAGACTTAAAAATGCTGCAGCTACTAAAAAACTAGCTATATTCGATGCTTTTGAAATACTTAATCGTATTACAGCAGAACAAGATATGCTAGAGGAAAAACCTAAAGAAGTTAAAAAAGAAACTACGTTTCGTGGTTTTGCTGAAGGAAGATCTAAATAATGTACGTACAAACTCTATATAAAGTATTACCCGATCATGTTAAACCTAAAATTCTTAAACGAATGAACAGGTATAAGAAATGGGAGTATGGTTATAACGCAGATCACGATATGATTGTTATATCTAAGACTGGTGAGATCGGAGATATATATGAAATACAAAACCTAATAATAGCTTTACCCAAAGCTGAAGATGTTCATGAGTTCGAAGCAAATAGATGGACACCTTTTAATTACCCTAAAGAATTAAAAAGAATAAAAACAGTCTTTGATTGGAGAGAATATCCAGAAGACTTTAAAGAAAAATATTACGACTACATTGATAATGAATTTAAACGCCGTGAAGAAGGTTTCTGGTATATTAATAAAGGTAAAACTACTTATATTACTGGTACTCATTACATGTATTTACAATGGTCAAAAATTGACGTAGGTCAACCAGATTTTAGAGAAGCCAATAGGATTTTTTTTATATTCTGGGCTGCTTGTGTAGCAGACATTAGATGCTACGGTATGTCATATCTTAAAAACAGACGTTCAGGTTTTTCGTTTATGGCTTCTGGCGAATGTGTTAATATGGCAACAATATCAACAGATGCACGTTTTGGAATTTTATCTAAATCTGGTGCTGATGCTAAAAAAATGTTCACTGACAAAGTAGTACCAATATCAGTTAATTATCCTTTCTTTTTTAAACCCATACAAGATGGTATGGATCGTCCTAAAACAGAACTAGCTTATCGTGTACCAGCATCAAAATTCACAAGAAGATCAATTACTTCTACAGAAAAAATAGAAGATCTTGCAGGACTAGATACAACTATTGATTGGAAAAACACTGGAGACAATGCTTATGATGGTGAAAAACTTAAACTACTTATACATGATGAGTCAGGTAAATGGGAAAGACCAAACAACATATTAAATAATTGGAGAGTTACAAAGACAACTCTTAGATTAGGATCAAGAGTTATAGGTAAGTGTATGATGGGATCAACATCAAATGCTTTAGATAAAGGTGGTAGAAACTTTAAAAAATTATATGATGACTCAGACGTTAATAAAAGAAACGCCAATGGACAGACTCGCTCAGGACTCTATTCTTTGTTCATTCCTATGGAATGGAATTACGAAGGATACATCGATTCTTATGGAATGCCTGTCTTCGATACGCCGAAAAAACCAGTTGTTGGCCCTCACGGAACGCCAATCACAATCGGTGTTGTAGAATATTGGAACAATGAAGTAGATGGTCTTAAGGAAGATCAGGATGGTTTAAATGAATTTTATAGACAGTTTCCACGTACAACAAAGCACGCGTTTAGAGATGAATCAAAAGAGTCTTTATTTAATCTAACCAAGATCTATCAACAGATAGATTTTAATGAGGATTTAAAAAATTCACTACAAATTACTAAAGGTAGTTTTGCTTGGGAAAACGGAATTAAAGATACTAAAGTTATATTCTCACCTAACAATAATGGTAGGTTTTTAGTATCGTGGGTTCCACCTGTACAATTACAAAATAGAACTATAAAGAAAAATGGTAGAATATATCCAGGTAACGAGCACTGTGGTGCTTTTGGATGTGATCCATATGATATATCAGGAACAGTAGATGGAAGAGGTTCTAACGGAGCTTTAAGTGGTTTAACTAAGTTTAGCATGGAAGATGTTCCACCTAATCATTTCTTTTTAGAATATATTGCTAGACCACAAACTGCTGAAATATTTTTTGAAGACGTATTGATGGCTTGTATATTTTATGGCATGCCAATATTAGCAGAGAATAATAAACCTAGATTATTATATCATTTTAAAAGAAGAGGTTATAGATCATATTCTATGAATAGACCAGATAAGAAACATAATAAATTATCTATAACAGAAAGAGAAATAGGCGGAATGCCAAACTCTAGTGAAGACATCAAGCAAGCGCACGCTTCTGCTATAGAATCTTACATAGAGCATTTCGTTGGAGTAAAAGAAACAGGTTATGGAGATATGTATTTCCAAAGAACACTAGAAGATTGGGCTCAATTTAATATAAATAATAGAACTTCTCACGATGCTTCTATTAGCTCAGGATTAGCTTTGATGGCGTGCAACAAACATAGGTATGCACCATCAGCCAAGATTCAAATAAAACCAGTTGAACTAGGTATTAGAAAATACGATAATAAAGGAACTACATCAAAAATTATAAGTTAAATGAATATATATACTAATAGCAACAGCGCCTTCCCTAGTCAAGTGGTTAGTGATGCAGAAAAAGCAAGTGAAGAGTACGGTAGTCAAGTTGCTATGGCAATTGAAAACGAGTGGTTTGATCAAGGCAGAACTAACGGTAATAGGTATTTAACTAACTGGAATAACTTCCACAACTTAAGACTATACGCTCGCGGTGAACAATCGCCTCAAAAATATAAAGATGAATTATCTATTAATGGTGATTTGTCTTATCTTAATTTAGACTGGCAACCAGTTCCTATTTTATCTAAGTTTGTAGATATAGTTGTAAACGGTATATCATCAAAAAGTTATGATATAAAAGCTTACGCTCAAGACCCAAGTTCAATTAAGAAAAGAACTGATTATGCTTCAAGAATATATGAAGACATGATGGCTAAGACATATTTAGAAGAATTAAAAGGATCATTAGGTATTGATTTATATCAAAGTCTTGATCCAAGCAAGTTACCAGAAACTGATGAAGAACTAGAACTGCATATGCAACTAAGCTATAAGCAGTCTATTGAAATAGCTGAAGAAGAAGCTATAGCATCTGTATTAGCACAAAACAAATACGATCTTACTAGACGTAGATTAAACATGGATTTAACAGTCTGTGGTATTGCTGCTACTAAAACTGATTTTAATACTGCAGAAGGAGTTACAGTTAATTACGTTGATCCTGCTTATATGGTTTACTCTTATACTGAAGATCCAAACTTTGAAGATATATATTATGTTGGCGAAGTTAAATCAATAACTATAGCAGAACTTAAAAAAGAATTTCCTGGCATAACTAAAGATGAGCTAGAAAGAATACAAAAAATGCCTGGCAATCGTCAGTATATAACAGGTTGGGGTAACTACGATGCTAACACTGTACAGGTTTTATATTTTGATTATAAGACTTATCACAATCAAGTTTTTAAAATAAAGTATACTGATCAAGGTTTAGAAAAAGCTTTAGAAAAGCCTGACACTTTTAATCCACCAGAAAACGATGGATTCGAAAGAGTATCAAGATCTATTGAGGTTTTATATAATGGAGCAAAAGTACTAGGAACAAACACAATGCTTAAATGGGAAATGGCTGAAAATATGTCAAGACCATTAGCTGATACTACAAAAGTAGAAATGAATTACGCTATATGTTCACCACGAATGTATAAAGGTAGAATTGAATCTTTAGTAAGTAAGTGTATAGGTTTTGCTGATATGATTCAATTGACTCATTTAAAACTACAACAAGTGATGTCTAGGATGGTACCAGATGGTGTTTATTTAGACATGGATGGTTTAGCCGAAGTTGATTTAGGTAACGGTACGAACTATAACGCTGCAGAAGCTTTAAACATGTATTTCCAAACAGGTTCTATTGTAGGTAGATCACTTACTCAAGACGG